TCCGGTTCGTTCTCTTTCGGTTCTTTCTTCCTGTGCGGACGCGACCGATCAGCAATCTTGTATTTCGGTTCTCCGTTGCCTCCGAACTTCTCGGCCCATGCGGAGAAAGCGTCCTGACGAACCGTCTGACCTGTGACCTCGCGTCCGTTTTCATATGCTCTCTTGGCGGCCAAGTAGTTTCCGATGCAACCAGGAGTCACATTGTAGTAAGTCGCGACGTCTTCTTTTGTTTTCTCTCCGGACAGGATCCGTTTGAAAATGTCCTGAAGACATTCAGCGTTGAAAGGACTTTGTTTCCTCATATTTGATCTCGCTTCCCTTCTGTGGTACAATGACAACGACACATTCTTTCTGCGCGACCGGTTGATGTTGCAGCATCGCCGGTCATTCGTTTTTTATCGGATATCCGACCGTCATGTTTTTGATGTTCTCCATCGCGGCCACGAACCCAGGCTGAACGATCTCCGGAATGTATTTCACGGTCGTTCCGTCGCTCATGGGAACCTCCAAGTATGTCGGAATTTCATCCGTCCGGCGCTCCCAATGGGCCTTGATCTTCGGAATGTTCGGAATGATCCTGATCAAAACGTCATCACCTCACCCTCCTCATCGAGTGTCGGCGACCGCTTCTCCACTTTGAGTCCGGACAGAACCTTGTCAACATCGACTCGGATCTGTTTCAGCTTCAGGATCTGCCCTGTCAGGACGAAAGCGTCGTGACCGCTCAGATCTCCACCGGTTCCACAGGCCTCCTGGATCGCATCGACCGCAGAGTCAATCGCGTCATCGGCCTTTTCGATCAGTTCGCGGACAATATCGTTTTCCGCCTCGATCACTGCTGTGCTGAATGGATAACTCATCTGCTCCCCTCCAATCCGTCATACCACCGCAGAAACGCCTCTCTGCTGACCGATGCCCTGTGGTCAGTGCAATAGACGCCTCCGCCGAACAACCGGCTCAATTCGCCGTTTTTTGCGCGTCTGAACAGTGTTGTCGAGTCCGTCCGGAGGATCACGGCCAGTTCTGCGGTCGGAATCATCGGATCAGCGCTCATCCGGAGTTCACTGATCGTTCTCGCCGTCTTTCTCGCCATCGTCTTTCCCCCATTTCACATCGAGTCCAGGACAACCGTCGCAGTCTCCGAGATGCGCGGTCTTGTACCGCTTGCACTTCAGACAGATCTCGTTGACAATGTCCTTCACTTCAGATCTGCTCATCGGATATTTCATCTTTTCACCTCATTTCAGGATCCCACTGGCCCACACGAACAGGACGAATGTGATCGCCGGAGTCAGGACGGAAGTGACCGTGACCGCGATCTCGTGCCGGATCTCGTCAGCGCTCATCTTTGCGCGGATCCTCCGGCCGTCAGCAGCAACGAACGTCTTCATCATTACGGATGCACCTCCGAACACAACCACACGATCAGATAGACCGCGCCGACCATCAGGAGGATCTCGCCGATTGTTATCGCCCACTGTTTGATGTTATGGCGCCTCATCTCGCGCCGTTCCCACTCAGACGCATGATTATCGATCCTTGGAAGACCCATCTTTATTCCCTCCCTCCATCCATTTGATGAATGCCATCCTTGGAATCCTGAGTGTCTGTCCAATGATGCAACAGTTGAAACCGATCAGATCTTTTTGTTGCCGAACAGACAATCGGAGAGTCTGCGGATCGCACTGGAGGACAGGCGCGACGTCCTGGGCCGTCAGGATCAGTTTGTCTGATGCCTTGATCTCTTCCCATGTCATGCTGATCGCCTCCATTGTTACGCGTTCACGAAACCTCCTCCGCAAAAAAAATATCGCGGATCTCTTCAGGCTGAAGATTGAGAACCGAGATGATCCGACAGATCTCGTCTCTGTCGAACTCGCTCTGACCGTTCATTTTCCGGTCGAACGTTGATCTCGTAAAGTTCGCAGCGTTACAGAACTCGCCGATGTTCATCCCATTTTCAGCAATCTTGCCTCTCAGAACATTAGTCTTCATCTTTTCACCTCCATTCTATGTTACGCAATTTTGCAACCTCGCGTTAAATATACACCCATTTTTGAGTCATGTCAACCACTATTGAGAAAAAATTTTGCATTATTGCGTAACTTGTGATAGAATGCAGTTGGAGAGGAGGATTTCTATGACTATTGGAGACATCATAAAGAACAGACGGAAAGAAATGGACATGACACAGGAGGATTTGGCAAGGATCGTACACACGACCAAAGCGACCGTTTCACGATGGGAGTCCGGAGATATTCACAAGATGAAAACGTCGATGATCCTTGCCGTCAGCAAAGCACTCAACCTTGACTTGGAAATATTCTTTTATGCGGAGGAAGTTCTTTTTCCGGATGAGTACAACATCATTCAGGCATACCGAAAAGCAGATGAAGGAACAAAATCATCGATTCGTAAACTCTTGGACGTGAAAACTACGGAGGTGTAAACGATGAAACCCAAGTCGAGAGGAAACGGTCAGGGTTGTGCTTATCAACGCGGCCGGACATGGGAGGCCCAGGTGATCGTCGGATGGAAGCAGCCGAAGGATCCAACGCAAAAACCAATTCCGGACAAGCGTCGGAAAGGCGGATTCCGAACAAAAAGAGAAGCAATCGCATATTGTACGGAGATTCTCAAAGTAAACGGTCTGAAAAAGCAGATCTCATTGTATAACCTATACAAACAATGGGAAAAGATGTACTCGCCTAGAGTGTCCGCAAAAACAATGGAAGGATACTTTCAGGCATTCCATTATTTTGAGAATCTGCATCCAGTTCGGATCGACCTGATCACGGCCACAGACCTCCAACAGTGTATGGACGAATGTGACAAGGGTAAACGGACTCACGAGATGATGAAAACAACCGCGAACCTTCTATGGAAATATGCGATGGATTCCGGCTATATTTCTGCCAACGCAGCGTCGAACCTTTACACCGGCAAGGGGAAGTCCGTCCAGCGCGAACCGATCACAGACGATGAACTGAAAATGATCCGAAATGCCATCGGAAAAGAACCATATGCAGATTATGTGTTTTGTCTCTGCTACCTCGGTTTCAGACCATCAGAGTTCCTGTCGCTGAAAAAGTCGGACTATCACATCGACGGCCGGATCCATTTCCTGATCGGCGGAAGCAAGACAGACGCCGGTCGTGATCGGAGAGTGGTCATTCCGGCTCAGATCCGGAGCATCCTGGACGAACGAATGAGCGTCATCGGAACAGACCTTCTTTTCCCTATGGTATGCCATGACCGGAAAGGAAATTTCATCGGATACAAACAGATGACGCACAATTATTTTAACAACTTTGTTTTTCGGCCTCTGATGGCCCATCTAGGCATCTCCGGTCGTGTTCCGTATTCTGCTCGGCACACATACGCAGACAAACTAAAACGAGCATCCGGAGACGCGAAGGATAAGGCTGCGCTGATCGGTCATAGTGACTATGATTTCACACAACACAAATATCAGTCCGCACCCCTGGAGGATCTGAAAAAAGTCGTTGATTCTATCAAATGATGAAATTCTACTACCCACATACTACCCACAAAGTGGAGCAGAACCCTTGCAAAATAAAAAAAGCACCCTGACTCTTAATCAGGGTGTCTAGGGTTCGAGTCCCTAATGGTGTACGGCTGAAAGCCTCGGAAATCAACGTTTCCGAGGTTTTTGCTTTGTGTGTAAAATTGCGTAGAGTTGTGTAGAATTTTGTTCTACTACCCACGCTACTACCCACAATTTGAAAAAGTGTTTTGGCAAATAAAAAAAGCCTCCGAGAGATGATCTCTCAGAGGCAATAATAATCATTCGACCGTGTCGATCTCTTCAGGAGGTTTCTGCTCAACCTCCGGAAGACCGGTCGCGACGGAAGTGATCAGACTCATCACGAACGCGACTCCGGAAATGGAGAGAGCGCGGATCCAGTCGATGTCGGCAAAAGTCGCCGTCAGTCCGTCCACCCCACACACAGAGACGAACGCTTGAGCGAATGTCCGGACGGCCCTCAGAAACGCTGCGAGTGCGAACTTTTTGAAATCCCACTTCATAATACATTCTCCCTTCTTATTTAATCAAAGCGCCTATGATCATTCCAACGACCGCAGTGATGATCGCGGTCACAATGGTTTCCCATCTCTTGGCCGGTTTGTCGTGTATCTCAACGACCTCCTGTTTCAAGTTCTCCACGTTCTGATCGGTCTGCTTGATCGACTCGGTCAGAACCTTGACACTGGCCGCCAAACTGCTTACCGTTTCGGTCAGTTTCTCAAGGTTTCCCATTCTCCGGTCGAGGTTCCGGATCTGTTCTTCCATCCTTGCGATGGCGACACTTGTCGATTCCTGTTCTCCCATTGTTCTCACTCCTCCACCATTTTTGAATCTTTGTAGTTCTTCACGAGTGCTTCAGCTTCATGACGAGCGAGATGTGGGATGGTCACAGAATACATTTTCATCGCGTCGGATCCGTCCAACGCTTTCCACGTCTTCGGCCCAACGACGCCATCAGCGATCAGTAGATTCGCCTGTTGAAACTGCTTGACGGCCATTTCAGTCTCCTTTCCGAAATCGCCGTCCACTCCGAATTTCGGCAGTGAATAACCAAGCCGGATCAGTTCAGACTGAAGCAGCGTGACGAACTCTCCCTTGCTTCCACGACGCAGAGTCGGACGCTCTGCGGTCGGCGCTGATGGTTCCTCAGTGGATTCGCGTCCAGGATAACTGACCGATTTGAGTTCTCCCCAATATGTCCACTTGGACGCGGTCACTTTGGACTTGATGACGCCTTGTTCGGTTCCGGCCGCCTCGATCACCTCACCGTTTCCGATATACAGACCGATGTGGCCGTGTTCTTTGGAGTCTCCTGTGAAAACGGCCGTTCCAGGCAGCAGATCCGCGCCGTCCGTCCGCTTTCCTTTTTTCAGTTGTCCTTTGGCGGAGCAGTACCGATCAAAGATCGAGTTAGATCCATGAGCGATGGCCTCTCCGAGTTCGGAATAGGCCCACCGGAACAGGCCGGAACAGTCCGCGACGCGATGTCCGATCCATTTGGAACCGTATTTGACGGTCATCTCCCTGGACGCTGCGTTCTGTTTCGCCTGAGTCCAGGTTCCTCCCCACTGGCCCCAAATGTATCCCCAATGGTCGTTCAATGCGAATTGAAATTTTTCGATCAGATCTGACGGTTGAATCATTTTCTCACTTCCTATCTTCAATTATCACGAACGTGACTATCGCTCCGAACACAGTTCCGATCACAAATGCGATAGAGATCGCCTCCCACAGTGGCATGGCGTCACCTCCCTATCTGAATCGTTAACGAATTATCACGAACAAGTCAGCACAAGATTGACAAGGTAAACTGTTCCGGTTATGTTCACCGTTTCCGTTGACGGGTACGCCAATTCAAGTCTGACCCCGTATGCGTTTGTTTCAAGCACCGTTATTGTCGGAACAGACGAAAAGGAAATGCGCTTTGTCGGCAGATAAACAAGCGTTGAGGATGAAGCAGAAGCGGCAGTAACTGTTTTGCCGCCCGTACTGCACGGTATAAAACAATCGATGTAATTCCCCGAACCCGTGTTGTACCCTGAACAGATGATATTGCCGATACTGTTTGAACCGCTTTTCAGGTAGTTCGTCATCTGGCTGTTTAGCGTATTAACCGCGTCGCCGAGTTTGTCGATACAGTTACTGTTCACGGACTGATCAGGCGCGTCCGTCATGGCCGGAATCTGAATTGTCACGTTGGTCGGAGTGAGTGTTTTAGAAGTTGCCATAGTTCATTCCTCCTCATTCAAATCTGATGAATCCATCGAGTGACTCGATCTCGTTCATGGAGATCTCAAGTTTGTCCGGCAGATCGGCGAGTTTGATCACCTGTTCTTCCACCTCGACATCACACGGAGCGTCCAGGAACTCGTCATGGGCCTTGATGAATTTCGCTTTCGTTTCTTCGTCCGGAAACTGAAAGACGCCGTCATTGACTTTGACATCCATCTCGTCGGCCATCGCGTTTTCTCGCTCAGTAATAAACTCCGTCAGACTTTTGAGTTTCTGACGGAGTTTGTAGAGTCGATATGCGATTGGAGTTGGAATCTGTTTTCGACCGAGGACGATCAGTGTCGAACAAGCTGAGATAACCTTTCTATAAGTGGATTCCATGTGTTTACGCTCCCTTCTTATTTTTACATCGCATCAGGTATGTCTGCGAATGTTAGGCCGTTATAGCATTCAGAGTAATATTGCGCACCCTGCTGTGGCATGCTGTACAGGCCGCCCCTGTATACCCAGGACTTCGCCAGGTTGGTCTTTCCGCCCATTGCGCTCACGAGGGCCGCCCGGTATGCGTTCCATCCGGCTTTATACCCTGGGTCATCCATGGCTCCGGATGAGAACGCTTTGCCTGCGACGAAGCATGAAACGCTCATCTGTCCGTTCTGAACGTATGCCGCCGACCATCCGCTTGAGTTGCCAACATCCACCGTTGCTGTCCGTGCTTCAGAACCGCCGAAGTAGGCCGTTATCAGTTTGCTACCATTCGACCAACTTCCTTGTCCAATCGTAATAGTTCCGGACTTCTGTGTGGTTGTGCCTTCTGTTGAAGCCGGAACAGTAAGTGTGACAATGCCAACACCGGCCGTTACGCTGAAATCTCCGACCTTCGCCGCCGCTTCAGCCCAAACAGCGGCGGCACTCTTAAAATTTACGGTTTGACCGTTCGACAGTGTCATCGACGAGACATATCCGTCACTTTCTGTGTATGACTTGATTGTGTGATAACCAAGTTTCCACAGTCCGGTCGTTCGGAGGTTCACCTCCGTTTCCGATCCGTTCTCTCCGATTGCCGTCAGTTTCGTCACGGCCACCGCGCCAGTCTGTTTCACTCTGAACGGCGCGTTCGCTGCGGTTTCTGCTCCGGCCCACATCGCATAGACGCCGGAACTCGCGAGAGCGACATAGTTCGCTCCGGTTCCGGCATGGAGGTTCGTCGATCCGAGCGTCCATCCGCCGATCACACTGTTCGCGGCTGCCTGGAGGATGCCTTTGACGGTCACATTCCCATTCGCGTCGATTTCAAAATTCCCTGAATCGACGAGGAATTTTCCTCCGCTCTTGATCTTGACGTATTTCGCGCCGGAGATCTCAATTCCGGATGCCGTGATGGCGATTCCGCTTTTGATTCCGTAATAGTTGGAACTGACGAAAGCATTGATTCCGGTCGCGGTCTGCTCGATCCAGGACGAGTCTTGGAGTTTGCCTGTGATCCAACTGTTCGCGGCCGTCACGATACTGTCAGCGGTCTGATATTGGGATGTTTTGTCGATCTTGTTCCCTTCAGCGGTTGTGGCGCGAGTCACTTCAGCGGAGATCGCACTGTTCGTCACCACGAACTGTGAGTTCAGGTTATAAACCTCACCCTCAAGGATCGCGGTCGTTTCGGCGATCAGACTGATGGAGACTGCGTTCTGATTGATCAGTGTTCTCTGATAGATCTCTGTTGCGCGGTCGCTCGTCTCGATCCATTCAGATCCGTTCCAAACATACGTCGCGCTGCCGATCAGTCTCAACCACTGATTATAGGTTGATTTGACCACGTTCCATGTGGAATACTTGGTCTTGACGTCATCCCATGTCGCGACATCGTCCGAAAGGATCCAAATGTCTCCGATTGTGACTGTATGAGCGGAACGCGGATCCACAGGCATGACGTAAGTCGATGCTTTGGCATTGACTGCGCTGACCGCAGCCTCGATCTCCTGTGCCTGAATCGTCAGTTCTGCGCTGAACTCATTGACGAGGTTTCCGAGTGCGTCCACTTCCGCAGTTGTCGCTCTCAGCGCGATTTGGTCTGAGAGTTGCTGAATCTCGGTCTGAACGATTGTCGGCAGAAGTGCATCATACATCTCTTGCCAAAAACGCCCATCCCAAGTGTACATTTTCGGAATGCCACCGAGCGTCTGCCATGTTCCGACCGAAGAGTTGATCGCGTTCCATGTCGAATAATCGTTCAGAACGTTCGCCCACGTTCCGGCCGGAGTGGACTGGATCCATATATCACCAGGAACCAACTCTGAATGGCTCGGTTCATTCGGTTGGAAATAAACCGTTCCATAACCGAGCGAACTGATTCGACTGTCAAGAGAATTGATCGTCTGAGTGATTGTAGATCCACTCGCCCAGTTACCAATGGTTGACCGGATATAAGTGTTGGACGAGAGATCCATCGCGTTGATCTGTTGGATCGTCGCCTCACGAGCAAACAACTGATCGACATTGATGATGTTCGCGTTCAGTTCGTCCATCAGAGCGTGACTCGCGTAGATGTTCGTCGTGTTCAGGTCTTCCGCGACGATGTCCGTTCCGAGATAGATCGTCCGGCCGTCGTTTGTGTGGCCTTGTGCGATTTCCGCAGCGCTCGGAGTGATCTGAGTCGCCGTCACGTTTCCGGCGAGATCGACATCGAGTTTGTAGAAGTTGTCGTTCGTCGCCTGGATCACGAGGTCGCTGATCGTCGCCTGAACCATCTGAGCATAGACAACAGACAGTCGAGGAATGAACAGTTTGTTCGCGAGGCCCTCTTGGATGACTGCCTGTCCAAAGTATGCGCTCTGTGCGTTCAGGTCTTTCACCTGAAGATAATTGATGTCCGCGCTCTCGATCTGTGCGTCGATGATCTCAACGGTTTGGAGTGCAGCATGGATCGCGGTCAGATCTGTCGTGTCGATCTTGGAGGCCGTTACCGATCTGGCAGCGAGTTTGTCTGCCGTCACTGCTCCGGCGTCGATCTTCTCCGCCGTCACTGCATACGCGCCGATCTTGGCGGCAGTCACCGCACCGGCCATCAACTTTTCAGTCGTGATCGCGTTCGCGCCGATCTTGTCAGCGGTCACGGATCCGGCAAGCAGTTTTTCCGTTGTCACGGAGTTCGCCGCGATCTCGTCTGCCGTCACCGCGTTCGCGGCCAGGAGTTCGGTCGTGATGATCTTACTCGCGATTTCTTCAGCCGTAATGGATCCGGCCTCGATCTCTCTTGCCGTGATGGATCTCGCCGCGAGGACGCTTCCATCAACGGAGTTCGGAGCGAGTGTCCGACCGGAGACGGCCCCTGACTTGATGTTGTATCCGGCGACCGTTGCTTTCTGCTTTTTGTCGCCGAACTGCGTTTTCTTATACCGGCAGAGGATCGGATCGAAGTCGTACTCGGTCAACTGAATGACCGTGTCAACGCCCATCGGAGCGTCATCGACTCTCACCCAATCGGCCGGAGCAGCGTTTCTGAGGCTAAGATATGGAGCATATTCGACCGTGTCCGGCATATGCACCCAGTCGAGTTCAAGCGTGACCTCCGCCTGATCGCAGTGATCAACACTGAATCGGTTCTGCGCGGCCTCTCTCATCCGCGTATAGACGTCATCTTCAGTCAGTTCAACCTCGGATCCGTCCGAGTTCTCGATCTTCTGACCGATCTTGAGTTTCGTGTCGAGGACTTCCGGCCGGATGTACGGAACCGGCAAGACCGAATCAACGTACTTTTCCGGCAGCGTGATCCGCGTTCCATCTTCCCTCTGTGCGATTGGATAGATCCGCGTCACGATTCCGCTGACATCGCCGTTCCAGTGAACTCGTTCAAGATTGACGCCATATGTGACCTGATATGTCGCGTCGCCCTCCGGATTCGGAACGATGTAGATGTCCAGGTTGTTCCGGATCACCCTCGCGGAGATCGATTTGAGGAGGCCTTTCTGCGGATCCAGGATCGCCGCTTGTGCGTTCGTCCAAGACCAGTCAGAAGTGATCTCGCCCTCATCGATTCCTGTGAACAGGCCTCCGGAATAGGATTCTTGCATCGCACCGGCGATAAACATCAGAGCAGTCGCCGGATTGACGCCGACCACATTACACTCGCCAAGGACAGTCCGGCCAAGCTGATAACTGATGTGTTCTGCCTCAATCGTGATCGAGTGTTCGTCCGTCTCTTTGTCAATAGTTATGATCGTGAACAACTGATCCGAAATGTCAAAAGCCGGAACCGTCCGTTCTTCCGTGTCTCCGGTTGCCTGACAGTCGGCGATCCGGACATATCCCTGATAACCGGTCAGCGTCGAGACTTCCATATAAGTCGAGTTGAAATCCTGGACTTTCATCACAGTCGTTCCGGAGGCGAGAGTCATGATCGTCTTTCCGCCGTCCATTGTGCTTGACGGAATCTGCGTCCAAAGACCTCCGTTCGGCGGAGGAACGGAAAGTCCGCCGTGTCCTGTCACACATCTCCAATTTTTCTTTTCATATGTGACTTTGTCTCCGGCCATGTATGATCTGAGCGCTTCCCAGTTGTTATAGCTGATGCTGATCGCTTTCGGAATCTGACTGTATAGTGGAGTGTCCGCCGTTGTCTCGTAATAACTGACCGCTCCGAGATTGATTGATCCGACGTGTTCCTCCGGCACTGAGACGCGGAGGATCTGACCGTAATCAAATTCGATCCCTTCAGCAGCCTCGCGAGGAATGATCATCGTGCAGTCGAACCGACCGGCAATCTGCCAGTTCACGTCTGCTTCCCTCGGATGGAGTTCGATTCCATTCTCGCTGAAATCCGTCGTTCCTTTAGGATAAAGTTGAATCATTCTTCTTCACTTCCTCACAGGATCCGCCAACGCGGAATGATCGTGATCTGCGTGATGTTTCCGGTAAACAACAGTGTACTTTCGCCGACAGGGATCTCCGGAAACTGTCCGCGCCAAGCGCCGAACTGCGGAACACCGTTCTGACAGATCCATTTGTTCTCACAGTCCGCAACCCATCCGGACGTAAGATCAGGAATGATCAGAGTTTTGTCATCGATTGTGATCGAGACTGCTCCGCTCCCCTCAATTTGTATCTCCGGAAACGCCGGAAGCGTTCCGAGGTTGGTCAGCAGTGTTCCGCTCTCAGTGACCTCAATCACGTCCTCATCGATGAGGTTTTTGATCGGATCGCAGTAGAACTGAACTTCCCCTGTGTAATAGTTCGCGTTCTTGCTATGACGGTTGAACGTGATCGCGTTGATCACCCTGGCCCTCTGCCGGAGAGTCGGTTGTGTGTCGAATGTCACATATCCTTCACCCTTCAACCAGGCCTCAACGCTCGGAACGTTCTCTTTCCCATCAACGATGATTCCGAGACTCTGAATGTATGAGTTATAGATGTTTTCCCCTTCAACCTGGGTCAGTTCGCCGCTCCGGCCAGGGATCGTGATGTGGTTCACCCTCTCCTCCGGCCGGATGATCGGCGCCCTGTCATTCATGAGGATGTGCATGGAACGACTGTCCTCATCATTCCAAATGAAATGTCTGATTGCCATTCGTCACACCTCCTCACGCGCCATAGGCGGCGCTCTGCCGTCTGTTCTGTTTTGCGAGAGACTCACTCAGAGCGTCAATCTGCATTCCGTTATTGAGATTGACGTTCCCAAAGTAAGTGTTTGAGTTGAAAGTATAGGACTTGTTTTCGCTTGCGGTCAGAACACGTTCGCCGCGATGCAAGAGAGCGAGTTGGGTTTCGTTAACCCACGGAATCCCATTCGCGAATCCGTTAAATCTTCCAAAAATTGCCTGTCGCAGAGGATCAAGTCCGTTCCCTCCACCTCCGCCGATTGCGTAACCACCAACACCGGCAATCTTCAAGTTCACCGGAACTGTCACCGCGCCGATCTGCTCAGACAGATTTTCAGCGGATCCCTCTTCGGCTTCCGGTTTCACTTTGACCGACCAATCGTCTCCGTTTGCGCTGCTCCAATCTCCCGCGGTTCCTTTGTTGGTAAGCGCATCCCAAACGACTTTCGCAAGGTTCTTCGGCGAATCCATAACCTGTTGCAAGAAGTTTCCGCCGCCGTTATTCGTTTTGTTGTTATCCCATTCTTGCTGAAGTTCATACAGGTTGCTGCCGTTGAGTTCGTCCAGGTATTTGGCAATACCGTCTCTTTTCCCATATTCTCTCTGATACTCAAGCGACTTTTGAGGATCCCAGTCAACGACAATCATCGCGCCGACACCGTTCATTATTTTCTGATTCAAACCGTTCGTTTTGGTTCCTGTCGGTTGTGACGGTTCTCCTCCGCCGTCACCGTTCAGGCTTTTGAACCCGTTGATCAGTCGCAGACCTTCCAAAACGCCCTCACCGATCTTCAGCGCGCCGAAAGCGATTCCGATTGCCTTGATTCCTTCAACGATTGCAGACCAATTGTTCTTTAGGAACTCAAGCGAGTCTGTCAGTTTGTCGAACACCGTAACGAAATTGTTCACGACGTCTTCCGGATTGACTTTGGTCAGATCATCGAACAGACCGGCGACGCTCTCTCCGAGTTTTTGGAGCATCTCCTGTCCTTCCGGTTTCTGAAGATATTCAAGAACCGTACTGAGGACACTGTTCAACGCATCCGCTCCGGCAGTGAGTCCAGGAGCGACCGCGCCGATGATCTCGTCTTTCAGCGTCTTCCAAGTGTTCTCAAGAGTTGCGACCTTGTCGGCCAATTCGGCACTGTTGACCGTCGCCTGTTCGCTGCTGACATTGACGTTATCAAGTGCTTTTTTGTAATCCTCAAGTGTCTCGTATTTGTTGAACAGAGGAACGAGTTCTTCCCAACTCCGTCCGAGGAGCGCCTGTGCTGCGGCCTCTTTGTCATAGGCGTCGCTCGTACTCTTCAACGCTCGTCCAATATCCCAAAAGACCTGGGCCGGATCTTTGTCCACAAACTCAAGGATTCCGTCTCCAGTGTCCGCGAGAGTCTTGGTCGAAACGTGCAGATCCTTCAAGGCCTGAAGCGCTGCCTTATTTTCTGATCCGACACCCTTTGTGAGTCGTTTCTGTGCGCTCAGAATCGCCTCGACGCTCGTGTCCATGCCGTTCGCGACGAGCGCTTGCATCTGCTTGAACGTTTGGAGATCGATTCCGTACATCTCCGCCATTGTGGCCGTGTCATCGGCCCTCCGAGCGGATTCCATGATCGTATCCCACAGTTGCTTCCCAAACTCAGCGACTTTCTGCGCGGCTCGCTCCATGCCGTCCGTGATCCGGTCGATTCCGCCGATCACCTGATCGAGAGAAATCTTTTTGCCGATCCCCTGGACACTCTGAGTCAGTTTGTCTGCACTCTGCGCGGCCTCCTGTTGACTGCTATTCAGTCCGTTCAGCGCGGCCTGTGTGTCGTTCATGGACGCTTGAGCGAGTATCATGTTCCTCTGCATCTTCAGATATGCTTCGCTCGTCTGATCGACACCGGATTTCCGCATTTCCTCAAGCGCTCTTGAATACTGCTGAACCATGCTTTTCTGTGCTTGCAGTTTTCCGTTCAGCGCCTGAGTCTTTGACGTCATGGCCGCTTCCGCGTCTCCGGTTGCTTTGAACGAGGCCTCCGCGAACTTCAGAGTCGCGTTGAACGTGCTGATCTGCGCTTTCGCCTGGTTGATTCCCTGATTAAACGATCCGAGGTCAACGCCGAGTTCAAGATTTACCGCCATGCAAAATCACATCCTCACCAAACTTTGGTCGTATAAGCGCCGATAGTAATACAAATCAAGGATCTCGCCAGGTCGCATTCTGTCGATTTCCTCTCGACGCAGTCCGGCGACCAAACCATGGGAAACAACTCGCCGGTAAGTCAATTCCCTTCCGGTTTTTTTGCCTGTTCAGCCTCCAACGTCTCGTCAACTGGGCCGTTCTCGTCCGTCTTGACTTCCATCATGTTCCCTTCCGTGATCTCGGCCATCGTTGCGATGGCATATCCGAGGATCAGCGCCGGTTTCATATTCCGGAGGATCCACTTGACCGTCAGATCCGGTTTTTCGCCTTTCTCCTCAAGTCCGGCATTTCCGAGGATGGCGATCAAACGGCCCATCTTTTCAAGCCGATCCGGATCGCTCACGACATTGATCGATATTTTCGGATCCGCGTTCGGATCGTTCTCGTCTTCCTCTGCTTTGATTCCAAAAACCTCGTCTTTCAGTTCAAACGCAGTGCATCCGATCTGACGTTGGATTTCGATCATTTCATAGGTCGAATATGAAAGCGGAACAACTCGTCCGCCGATTTTAATCTCAGTCATGTCTGCTTCCTTCCTTTTGAAAAAATCAGGGAGGCCGGAAGACCGGCCCCCCTTTGTGATCAGGTGATGTTCGCGAGTCCATTCAGCCAAGACTTGGCGGCGGAAATAGTCTCAAATGTTTTGTGCAGCTGATAACGCTGCTTGTCGGAACTGTCGATGATCAGACCATCGGCGCGGCCATTCAGAGTGGGAGTTCCCCAAGTGATCTGCCCCTCGCGAGTCTGAGTCGCCATCGACTCTTCCTGGAACTTGATCTTCAGCGTCCACCAGGCCTCAAAAGACCGGACGCCGTTCAGACGCATTTTGCGGATGTAACCGTAACCACCCCAGGGAGTCTCGTTGTCAGACACCCACTGTCCGCCTGTGGTCGTGTTGGCGTTGGTTTCTTCACCAAGCATCGCGACACGATCCTCGTCCGTCAGGCCGGTCGATTCAAACGACATCGTCAGACCGGTCAGGCCGTTGTCATCGTCAACGATGTGATCATCGCCATACAGAGGATTGTTCGCGTATTCGCGATTCACGGTCGCGTTCCGCGCCTCCTGGATGACTCTGCCGGTTCCATAGGTCGGCATGGATCCGTCAGTGTGGGCCGTCAGAGGCGCCCAAACAGGATACATCATCCCAACATTAGGATTCGCCATTGTTCTATCCCTCCGTTATAGTTCAATTTTGTCGAGTTCTTCTTTGATCTTGGATTCCATAGCGCCTTGAGCCGAACTCTGAGACTGCGAGAACGCTTTCCGGAGGAAAGGTTGCTTTTCCATAAACGATGTTCCGGAGTTGATCGCGTTTGCGATCACGGCCACCGGTTTTGACGATGTGCCTCCGGACGCGATGGAAGCGCGAGTCGCCTTTCCGCCTTTGACTTTGTACTTTGTGCGAACGTTATTCCGAGCGTGACTCCAAGTTATTGCGGCATAACCGGAATGATTGAAACCGACGCTCGTGTCGATCCGGATTCCACTGTTTCGAAATTTCGCAATCCCATGAGGAGCATTCATGACGATGGCTTTTTCTTCAGGAGATGGTTTCCGTTTTCGTCCGTTTGATGCGTACTTGAACGGTTCTGTTGCGATGGCTCCCACCGCAGCGCTGACCGAGTCAGCGACAACTCCGGCCCCTTTATACAGGCCTTGTGAGGCGGCTCCGGCCGCCTGTTCTCCGAGTTTGTCCATTCTGTGGACAAGTTCGTCCATCCCTGTTGTTTTCATCTTCCAAGCCATGTCACATCACCCCTCGACCTGGAAACTCCATTCCCAGTGGAACAGGCGAGTGTCGTTTTCGTAGGCGCGGAGGTTGAGCATCCAGGCAGAATCGCAATAGGAGACCAACGTCTCCTCGATCTCCTGAATCCATCCTTCGCCATTGCGGTTCCGGCTGAAAAGATCGACGCTTCCCTCATACGCTCTGCATACTTTCCGATCATCGCCGTTCAGCGGATCGACTTCAAAGTCGAGTCTGATCGTTCCGTAACTGCTCGCGTCAGGTCGTGTCTCCCATTCATCCTCCGCCATCGGAAGTGTCACGGTCGCCGATCCTTCACCCTGAGTCAGCGCTTTCATGGCGTTGACGAGGTCTGCGTAATCGTCCATCGCTTACACCTCCACGCTTCCACTGTTGCCGAGTTTCCGTCTGATACTGAGGATCGTTCCGTTCCATTCCTTGTATGGATCCGCGTTGATCACCGTCCAACGTTCGCCGTTGTATTCCAGTTCGCGCTCCCCTTGGTAGTCGCGACTGTATGGGATCAACAGTTTCGCCTCCGGCGCGAGTCCGGTTCCGGCTGCTTGGTAGCGCTCAGTCAGTGAAACGCTCATCTCCTGTGCCTTGACACTCCGTCTCACTGCAACAGGATCAGATCCAACCTCATGAGCATCCGGAGCGAATCCGATCAGGACGATGGTAGTCATCTGCCTCATGTTTCATCACTCTCCGGTTCAAAATCAGTGTAAGAACCGCTGATTCTCAACGCGCCTTTCATCGCCTCATAGGCCTTGAGGAGATTGTCATAGTTTGCCGGATTTCCGATCCGCATATTGCACCATGTCGCGATGGCAGTGATGACCAAAGCGTCTGTCACAGTGCTTGTGTCCGTCACGGTTCCGTCATTGGCGCGGACGATGTTGATCTCTCCTGGAAGTACGATCTCCGCAGTCCGCGTCAGATCGAGCGCAGCGGCATTGATCTGAAGGATGATCTCGGCGTCATAACCGTCTCCGCTCACCGGAAGCATCGCCTTAACCTCTGCAAACATTGATCATTCCCCCCTGTTGGCCATGTATTCTTGAAAAGCCTTGTTATCGTACAAATGGAATGGTTGAGCGTGATTGTCCAACCAAATAGAGAATCCGTTGCACATCGCACGAATGCAAAAGTGACGGTCTTCTCCAAAGACTGCTTTTTTGAGATTCGGAATCGGAGTGTAATCCACACCTCGTTCCAAAACTTTCCGGCTAATCAGGATCAGCGCTCCGCTGCCTCCTATTTCATACAGTCCTGGTTCATTCCACTCAGGCCGTTTGTTGTCTTCGGCCTGATCGTACATCCACGCATTTGACCATCCGTTTGTCCAAAAGAGTTCCGCGACGATGTCTTTTCCGCTCTCAAGCAGATATTTCAGCGTCTGCGGATGGAGAACGAGATCCGTGTCGGCACTCAGTAGGAAGTCATAACCTCCATCGAGCGCTCTTTGGATCGTCTGATTCCTCATCACACTCATCTTGGAGACGAGATCCGCCGTCCATATGTGATTGTGATAGATCGTCACGTCCTCCGAGTCGTTCACGATATAGTCCGCGTTCCGGATTTCCGGAATGATGCCTGGACAATCGTTCACAACAAAAAACCGGTCGGCAGTCACACCGTCCGGCAGTTCCAGTCGATCAAGGCTCGACTGATATTCGCGGAAGATCTCCGGTCGTTGTCGCAGTGGAGCAGCAATCAGAATCTTCACGCCTGTTCACCTCCGAAGAGATGATCTCCGGCAAAAACCGGAACATGAGCGATGTGTCCAGGCCTCACGGTCGGTTCACACCAAATCTCACGGCCGATCTCGTTCACTCTCATACAGAATGCGAGGTCTTCTCCGTAATAGTCAGTCGGATGGAAGCAAGTGTTGAACCTTGCGTGAACTTCTCTCAGGACATCCACGTTCATCAACACTGCTGCAAAACCGCATCCGGCCACGCGGAACGGTTCGACTCCGAAAGAGTCAACCTTTGTCACCGCGTTTTTCTCGATGCACGAGTACACACACGGCCCAAAGGGAGGACGTCGAGAGACGAACGCTCCGCATACCATGTCTTTCCCACAGAACATGAGATCGTCCACGATATTCGGACTGAACGTCATGTCGGAGTCCAACCACAGGACATGAGTGAACTCATTAAAAATGGCACTGTGCGCGAGTCGGTTCCGAGCGATATACACGAGAGTTCCGCCGAGGATGTGAGTCTCAACATCGATTCCGTCTTTGATCAGTTTCGTGTTCAGATCTACCAGGCACTTCATGAACTCAGCGTGAACATAATCGGTTGTCGGAACCGCAATCATCAATTTCATGGACATCTTGACTGCTTCCTTTCCGTGTTCACTTTTTCCGAGTCGTTCTCTTCGCGGAACGCTTTTCCGGAGTGTCAATCTGCTCCTTCATCGGCACCGGTTCGGCAGCGTTCACAGAAAAGAGAAAAGCGGCGCGGTCAGGGGAAACCTCAACGATCTCCCCTGACTCGCCGTCAATCTTGTTTCTGACTGTCAGTTTGACTTTCACTGAATTACTTGGTCAGCTTGACCAGGCGTCCAGGAGCAGTCACACCGTGACCGGCGTACTGACGGCCGACCACTTTCACGAGGTCATCTTCCGCGAGGCTCAGATCATCCCACTTGATCACGACGTCTTCACCGGCCGGATAGTTCACCTGAATCGCGGACAGATCGCCGACGATAGCATAACAATCATTGGCGGAGGCGGCACTGTACGCCGGAAGAGCAGACGTGTACACGCGAGGCATACCGGCCCACGGATCGATGGCGAAGTTCGCGGAGGCATAGGCCGTGTTGAACTCAGCTTCAGTCAGACGATTCAGCACGACACACAGGTCACGCGCCTCCTCGGTCAGATTTGTCGCGGCATTCCGGATCACGTTCACGCCAGGAGCGACCTTCACGACAGGGATTCCGATTCCGGTCGCGCTGCTCGCAGTGGAGGCGCCGGTCACATCAGCGACCAGTTCGGCGACCAGTTTGTACAGAATCTGATAGGTCACCTCGTCGTAGATGTACCGGAGGAACTCTTCTCCGCCCAGGTCAATAGCCTCGTCGGAGATCCGGATCCACTTCTTGATGTTTTCCGGAGTCAGAGTCACGATGCCGATCGTGATGGACTCTTCGGTCAGGCCGGTCGTGCCTTCAACGTGAACGAAAGCGCCGGTCGCGGTCAGTTCAAACGGAACGCGGAGGTTGCCCTTGAAATAGGTCTTCCGGACGCGGTTCAGGAACTCGTTCTTTTCCCACGCGGTCTTGATGACACTCTCGACCATGTCAGGCACAGGAAGCTGACCATTCGCCGGAGCGTTCTTGCTCAGAAGCACACTGCGGCACTCGTCAGGACGGCCGGTCTTGATGTAGTTGGCGTAGGCGTCGATGTACTCTTTGGAGTTGCGGATTTCAATGTTTTCCATTTTCGTTTCCTCCTGAAAACTTTCTTTGGTTTCGCCGATGTC